TTACCCATTGGCGCGGCTTAAGAGCTTATTTTTGAATTCACAATGGTCACGATATAACCATCTTGCTCGACCGTGGATAACTTTGGCTTTTGGCAGGTCTCCGGACTTAATCCGGTCATAGATGAAGGTCTTACCGAAGCCAGTATCGGCCATGATGAATTTCAAATCAACCAGTGAATCAGGCTGTAGTTCGTGTTGCATGAGTGCTATCTCCGAATAGGGAATCGAACCTGCAAATCAGGTAATAAAAAACCGCCATCAGGCGGCTTGGTGTTCTTTCAGTTCTTCAATTCGAATATTGGTTACGTCTGCATGTGCTATCTGCGCCCATATCATCCAGTGGTCATAGCAGTCGTTGATGTTCTCTGCTTCGATAACTCTGTTGAATGGTTCTCCATTCCATTCACCTGTGACTCGGAAGTGCATTTATCATCTCCATAAAACAAAACTCGCCGTAGCGAGTTCAGATAAAAGAAATCCCCGCGAGTGCGAGGATAGTTACTTGTTCATATTATTAATCGTCAATGTATTTTGAGCATTGTGGGCAATCATCGATCCCACAATACGATTCATATGCATCCTTTATTGCGTCGCGGGCTTCAGTAAGAGTATTGAATAAGTTGCAGCTATTATCTTTTTGATATAGGTAAGTTCCTAATTTATAAGCAGAAGAAGCATCATTTCCGCTGTCTAAAATTACATCGTTATGGATTCTGCACCTTGCAAGAACTCCTGATCCCATAAGGGTCTGCATAGCCCATTGCTCTTGATCTTCACACAAATCATGAATGCTCATTTCAACACCTCTCTTCACGTTTCACACACGTTAAGATTAACAGTGTTATTACATGCTTTGGAAGATTTATTTTATAAAAACTCTTTTAATACAAATAGATATAATAGTTCACTATTATAGCTCCTTTAATCGAGGCGGTTCTGGTAGAGGCATCCAGTGGGTTACCTCTTTGAGATACAGGTCTTCGCCATCACCGTCATCCCAAGTGGGATTGCCATCATTAAACCAGTCGCCATATACGCCGACCTGAGTGTTGGGGATGTTTGGTGGGTAGTTGTTTTTAAAGTCAGCTGCTAACACATAGCATTGTCGCTCTCCCATTTCTGGCATTCGCTCACTACAGCTTATCCAACCATCCGGAGTTACCGGAGAGTTGCCATTTACATCGAAGTTTGGCTCTGCGTCCTGAACCAGGAGGATGTAACCATTCTTGGCAGTATCAAGTTCTAACGCCTCGGTGACGGTACCGAAATAGCGATTACCTAAATCCGCATCACAAGTGCTTACATCAATGGAAACCTCCATGCCTTCGATTAATTCTGGCAAGTTGTAAGTTTGGCTTACAAGTTCGGCTTCCAGCGATGCCAGTGCAATCCGTGCCACTTCCATTTGTTCGCCACGAGTAAGTCCATTATCAAGCGGCTTTTTAATGAATAATTCGATACGCTCTTTGGTAATAGTGGTCATAGCTATTTCACCTTAATCTCAACATTTCGCAGCTTTAGCTCTACTGGCAGGTCTGACTTTCCTGTTAATGCTAATGCGAGATTTTCAGGAGTAATGAGAGCAGTTATTGTTTTCCCCATTGCCAGACGAATAATCATTCGTATCTCGCGATCGTCACATGCTCCCGGTCGAACAATTGAGATTTGTCCGTTCATCTCACTCTCCTTTGATGCGAATGCCAGCGGCGCGGATTGCATCGATGACTTCAGAAACTTTGTATGCCATTACCGTTTGGTAATCATCGTGAAAAGCTGTTCGATGAAGCATGCTGCTACGTTCTGGGAGCGATATTTCCCGTGCTTCCAGTTCTGCAATGCGCTTCTCTGCGGCTTCCAGCTTCTCGCGCATATCGTCAACGTACTCGACAAGAGAACCGCCAGCAGGAATTTCGCACTCCTCGACCAGTTGGAAGTAGATATCAGCTGCGGCCCGTGTGTTGCTATGCCTAGCGTCGCCCATCTCACCTTCACGAAGAGCATCGCGTTCGGCGGTAAGATTGGCTATTTTGCTGTCTTTGCCTTCTAGCTCAACGCGCAGCCTCCCAACAGTAAGCGCAATATCCTCGTTCTCCTGGTCGCGGCGTTTGATGTATTGCTGGTTTCTTTCCCGTTCATCCAGCAGTGCCAGCACGGTAGCCGGATTGGCTGCAGCGATGAATTCAGCATTGGCCTGCTGTTCCATTTGGAAATCTTCATCGAAACCGCTTTCTGGATGCGCTCCTTCAATTCTGCAAATGGGAATATATCCAGCAGCCTCGCGATGAATTAGTGCATCATCACCATCAAAGCTGCCATCTCCATATTCGATCGACCACTCACCACACGTTGCTTTCTCTGCCTTGTCACGCAGTGCCTGATAGTCAATCTCGCTCACTGGCTGCCTCCTTTGCTGTGCTTTCTAACTTCTGAGTGGTTGTATCAAACTCAAACAACTTAACCACGTCATCAAACAGGACATAATCGCCATCAGAATCTTCAGTCATGTCAGCGCCACAATCCTGACCGAACGAGTCACAACCATCCATATCAAGCTAGTATCGCTTGAGTTTTGCGATATTTGATAAATTCAGCGCCAGTACAGCCAGGTCATAAACCTCTTCGGCGGTATACCCTGCGCCATGCCCATACATTTCAATGCGGGATATGATTTCTTCTACCCGTTGTTTTGTGATCGTCATTTTTGCTCACCTCCCTGTTCTTCCAGAAAAATACGCATAGCCTCAAGCATCTCTTCTGTGTCATACGGTGACAGCTTGTCACGTAGAGGCCGCTTGTCGATATTGCTCATTGGAACCTCGCATGATTCTTCCAGCGATTCTGTGCTGCGCTGTTTTTGAATTGATGCCCTTCACGGCTAACACCACCTAGCGTGAAGAGAACCATGCGTCGATTGCTTACATTCAGCCATTGGCGCGGGTAGCAGTTTTTCAGAGCGCGAAGAACGATGATTTTGGCTTTACGGTTTTTCATGACTGCACTCCTTTGCGAATCTTCTGCGCTAAATCATCGAGCATGTTTGCGTAATTGAACTGGTTTACGTCATCAAGGGCGCAAGCTGCCATATCTACACCCTGCGCTCGAACTTCAGCTAGGAAAGCGTCGGTGGCTGGGGTTTCAGTAACATCATCTTCCCATTCGCTAAACTCCTCACGACAAAAGTCATTAAATTCCTTCTCAGATTGCTTAAGTGAGGTATTTTCAGCAGCCATCTTCGCGCATTTAGCCTCAAGGTTATCAATCGTGATTCCAGCAGAACGACACTCCCGCAACGCCGTTTCCAGTTTTGATTCAAGTTCACCGAACTTACGGACAAGATATTCAGCGTTTGTTTCGTTAACCTTTAAATCACTTGGGATGCATTTACCTTTCAGAAATCCATCCATCTCAATTAGTGTCATTTGTTTCATTTCTTCCCACTCCGCCACATAGCATTCAGATATTTGTTGTCATTAACAGAACCGAAACTATTTCTCTTAAGTAATTCCTCTCTCGATGGCATTGGCTTTACGCGTTGGCGAATAATCATTTCTGCCGGAAGAATGCCGGGATTGTATGCAAGTCCTCTCATTGTAAATTCCTTAGTCATTACTGATAGCGCCATAGCGTGAGCGGTAATTACGCAGGCGCGGGTCGATATATTCAGGGAAGTGGGTATATGTGGCTTTGCGGAACGGTCGGATTGATGTCTGGTAAATTCGCTCGCGTTCTTCTTTCTCTGCAAGCCATATACAATGGCGAAATTCCTTTTCCTCTTTCGTTTCCTGCGGTAGCGACATTATCCGGTTGTAGTTTTTCCTGAATTTATCCAGCACCTCCGATACGGAATTGCCGGAACAGCGGCGCGCGTCATCCGCACCATACAGAGGCGCTGGCATGATTTTCTCCTGATTAAATTGCGTGAATAGCGTGACGAGGGAAGGGGAGAGTTACTGGTGCAAAGGGTATATCGTCGTCAAAATCCATCGGAGGTTCGTTGTGTTGTGCTGGTGATGATTGCTGCTGTGGCTTCTGTGATTGCCTGCTGGCTGCTTGTTGTTTGCTGTCGCCAATGCCGCCAAGCATTTGCATCACGCCATTAATTCCGACATGAACCTCGGTTGTGTAACGGTCTTGTCCTGACTGGTCTTTCCACTTTCTGGTTCTCAGCATTCCCTCGAAATAAATCTGATCACCTTTTTTCACATACTGCCCCACGACCTCAGCCAGTTTCCCGGATACAGCAACACGATGCCATTCAGTCAATTCCTTTTGCTCGCCAGTATTTTTATCTCGCCATTGTTCTGACGTGGCTATTGTCAGGTTAGCGAACGCTGTACCTGATGGTGAGTATCGAACTTCCGGATCTTGTCCTACCCGACCAAGGATAATCACCTTATTTACGCCTCTGCTTGCCATTTATGCCGCCTGTTTTAGTTCGTTAACTCTGATGTTCATTACCTGAACGCATTTAGCCTGCGCCTCCTCGTTGCCAGCCATTAATTGCCAGTCACGCTGATAACGCTCGATGAGTTTTTTCTTGTCAGTTTCTGTTGACGCATAATCGCTGAAGTCTTTCAGGATTTGCTCGCAGTCAACCGATGGAGATTTCTGGTTGGTATTTTCTGGTGATGGTTTGTTATCTGATGCTGGGATTGCCCATCCCGGCAGCGATGGAGGGAGCCAGTAAAATCCTGTTCCATCCTTGAGTTTTGCCCTGTGCCATCCCTGCTTTTTATCGAGAGATGTTTGTGCGAAACCTTCCTCAAGGTTATACAGATACCGACCGATTCCCCACTGAACGGCAGCGCGCTTCATTGCACCGGAACGACCACCTTTTACGGCTTCTACCTGCGTGTTTTCAGCAGCATCCCATTTGGTTACCCATTCGGAATCAATCCTGATTGATATGCCGCATTCAACGCCTCCGTTGTTGGGAATATCGCGGTATTCATTGCGCCATCCCGCTTTGCCGCAAACATCGTCCAGGCGTTTCATGATTGCCCTGTTCGTGACATAAGCCAGCACCATAGCCCACACCTTTCCATCGCGTGTTTTACCGCTTTGCTGTATTCGCCATTCGATATCTTCAGGGCTGAATGGCTCATCGAATTTATTCAAATCCATAATTCACCTCAGAATGGACATGGCCCAAGGAAATAACGCTGATTTAATACTTCTACTCGGGACAAATTAAGGCATACCCGCATTCCTTCGCGGTCACCATTATGGCGATACCAGAGAGCTTTCTGCGTGTACATGCGTCTCTGTAACTTGCTCTCCTTCACTGTGGTTGCAAGTGACATGAATATCTCCTTCGTTACCGATTAATTCTTTCATCTGACGAATGAATTCTTCGTCTGACCAGTTATTTGTAAAACTCATTTCCTACGATACCACGGAAGGTTGATAGCTGATTTCATCGCTTTATTTGCTTCAAGCCACATTTTTGAATCACCAATAAATCTGGCTATTACTGCTTTGTTCTGTGCTGCACGAAGCATCTGGTGATTGAAGGCTATTTCATTGCGCATAATAAGACCTCAACTCTTTTCCATCCGTCACGTAATTTACGGGTGATTCGTTCAAGTAAAGATTCATTTAGTTGGAAGGCACCCATGCGAGCGCCTCCCGCGATTGCGTAAATCATGGGTGGTTCCTTATGTTGGTTTTATTAGTAGGTTATTTTTGTTGCGAATACTTCGCCTTTTACGATGGCTGTTATGATATTTTTAGCAACATCTTCTGATGCACCAACCTTGATAAGGTCAGCAAGTATTTTGTTATTTACTTCTTTCCGGTGAGCTTTATCCTTTGCTCTACGCTCTTCTTCGTCCTTGGTTCTTTTTCTTCTGCTATTCTGGCTTGCTCTTTTGCTTCAGCCTCGCGCCTGATTCGTTCAGCCTCCTCCTGTGCTTTTCGGCGTTCTGCTTCAATTGCCGCCTGCTTTTCTCTTTCAGCTCGTTCTGTTGCCTCTTTTGCTTCGCGCTGTGCTCGTTGCTCGGCTTCAATGCGTTCACGCTCTGCACGTTCCGCTGCTGCCTTAGCTTCTGCTTCTCGCCTTGCTGCCGCTTCAATTTCGGCTTTTGCCTTTGCTTCGGCTTCTGATCTGGCTTTCTCTTCAGCTTCTCTTTTTAAGCGTTCTTCATGCTCTCGCTTTTCCTGCTCCGCTTTGAGTCTTGCCTCTTCTCTTTGGCGGTCAAATTCGCGATCCATCAAAATCGCTATTTCATGGTCAGACTCAATTTGCTTTGCGAGAGCTTCAGCTGCTGCCTTAGCTTCTTCTTCAGCTTTAATCCGCGCCTGTTCCTCTTCATAATCAGTAAGAGGCTGGCGTGCCTTGGCTTTCAGTTCATCAAGGCGGTCGCGCACTGTCTTGCGGTTGGCATCAATTAGCTTTGGAATTTCCTTCAGTTCAGCAACAAGGTCTTTGCCAAGACCATCGAGATATGTTTTCGTCTGCGCAACTTTATACGCCAGAGAAGCGATCTCCTTTCTGCCCTTTGCCGTTGTGATATCAGGCACAAAGGACATAACTTCACGTTCAACCTTTTGGAGGATTTCTTCAATCTGGTCGGCAGACTGAAATACAGTCATTGCATTTGCTTTTTCAATAACAACTAAATCTGTTACTTCACTCATATATCCTCCTTAATTTGTATGCGTCAAATCCGCGCTCAGGCTGCTGAGGTTTCTTCTTTCAGGCTTTCGATATATTTACGTGGGTCGTCGTAACATTGGCATTCGCTGTACCAATCTACCCAGCGATCCGTAAGCCCCATCTCTGATAAATCTTCATCAGTAATGCTCTCATCCCACATCTCAAGGCCGTTAGCATTGCAGTAGTCAGGCTTGATATTGTTGTCATACTGAAAGGCATCATAATCAGCCAGTGCATCCATCAGGCGAACACCCTCTTCAACACTTGCCACTTCTACAATGAACGGCTTCATAGGTACTTGCGGGATATGCCAGACACGTAATTTCATATATCCTCCATCAAAAAAATTGCCCTCACACTGGAGGGCAAAGAAGATTTCCAATAATCAGAACAAGTCGGCTCCTGTTTAGTTACGAGCGACATTGCTCCGTGTATTCACTCGTTGGAATGAATACACAGTGCTTATTCGTCATGCATTTCAGGTAATTCTTCGTATTCGACGCCCCATACGTTTTCACACCAACTAACTCGCTCATATCTTTTACAAAAATCAGACCACATAACTTGTGTTCCATCATGGTTTGTTATTATTTCTGTAATATCACCAACACTAACAAAACTGGTATTAGAAGCAGTTATTTTTACTTTCATTACTTATCTCCAAGAGCTTTTCTGATTGCTGCAAGACCTTTATTAACAGCTCCATACCATTCTGGATATGTTGTCGTTGTTCTATTTTTGGTTTGCTTAAGTAGTAACTGAAGTGCTTCGAGAAGGTCAGGCGCTGCCGATATTAGATTGGCATCTTCAATGCATTGAACTTCCTCACAGATTGCAATATACGAACGCCAGCCTGTGCCATTTTCAAGAGAGTCTGCCTGGATGATTTTAATCTCATCGCCATCCATCATTATTTCCCACTTACCTTTAGTACCTTTAAATTCCATGTTATCCTCTGTTGTTTGTGCCAAAAATAAAGGCCGAATATTCTGCTTCATTCCTCAAACTTAATCTCTGCTATTTCCCGGTCACCATCGCAAAACAGGTAAGATTCAGGGAACTGGTTTATAAATGAAATTATTCTTTCAATTTTAATTAGCGAATATTTCTGCTCTAATGGGTTATGCGGCTTAAACGAAGCACAGTCCAGAATCGCAGAATTGTATAAGATCCATTTGTGCATTTTTACCACCACTAGGTGTTAGTGGTGCCTCAGATAGTGGAACACCATATTTAGTAAGCCACAAATGAGGCCACTTCATTTGTATCTCTTTTTCATGCTGACATGCTCTTTCAAAATCAGATGGGACGTTATTTTTCATATAAAGCCACAGATCATCATCTCTGTTAGGGCACATCCAGCAAAGCGAGGCAGGTGGTGTAGGAAGACCATAATCCTCGACACATTGAATTGCCATCTGTTTAGTCATTAGCATTTCAATAAGTGGATAGCGCCTCTGCCACTTGCCAGTTGGGTATTTCGCTCTTCGTTTAGCCTCTTCAATGCTTATCCCCATCCAACTATCCACTCCTCTTGCTGTAAGATACTTCTCTCCATATCTTTCATTTAAAAATCTCTGAATAACTTCAGTTTTCCACTTTATAGAACAAAATGCTGGTTGCTTTCCAGCGCACATTCCTTTTGAATCCCTTCCCTCGTATTCTGTGAAATATCCAGGTAGAGGAACGTCTGGATCAGGCCCATCAATGTCGTAGGTAGCAAATCTACTTTTAGGAACAATCAGGTAATCAACACCCATATCTTCACAAATAGGAGCTATATATTTTTTCTGATATTCAAATACATTACTTGCCTCACGTTCTGTATCTGACATAACGATAATGTCAGGCTTTGGAAGAACGCCAGCATGTACTAAGCAGATTATTGCGTTACTTTGAGTACCACCACCGGAAGAAATAACATTTAGTCTTTCTGGATTATGCTTGAATTCTCTTCTTGGTATGAATTTACTTGTAAATCCTGGCATGTTATCTCCTTGTCTTTACAATTTGATAATCCTGACCTGTTTGTTTAGCGTATTGCTCAGCCTGTTCTTTTGTTTTGAAAGAGTTTCCGCAAACCCATCTACCGCAACTTCTGTATTGAATTTGGTAGCTCATATCTCACCCCTCATACAGTGGTTTGCTGCCTAATTTCATTTTCTGGCGACCAACACAAGTCACCTTGCTGTCAGTTGTTTTGATTTCCTGTAGCCTGCCGCGTAAAGAGCTACATTTGGAAGACATACACCAGTTTCTGGTTGCCTATGCCCAAACTCATTCGCGTACACAATGGCCGCTCTCTCCAGATTGCGTCTGTATTCTTTCTGTTGCCAGATCACGTCCTGTGCCATGAACTTAATTGGCTTAGCGTCTTCTATGCGCTCAGGCGTTTCGTGAGTACCTTTAGCCTGAATCTGCGCTCTGCTTAGAGTAGGGCGGTGTAATACTTCTGAACTTATTGCTTCTTCGCGGGCCAGTACGCCGTTAGCTAATGCCTTTGCCTTTAAACGCTCACGACGACGAGAACGTGAATTGCCTTTGAACTGAGTTCTGCGTGTCATATAGACCTCCTGATGAACTTTGGTGGTGTGGTAGGTGGGAGACCCATTTCGACCTGTTTCGGCCTACTTCAATTCGGCAATAGTCCCGCAGGCCTCGCCGCTTTACGTGCGACATATTCCCGTCCATGAACCCTTCACCACACCCCAAAGTTCACTTTGGTTATTGCGCTTTGTCAGCGCCGTAGATTCATATTCGAATCGTTGTATATTCACCGCCCTGGTGAGTAGTGCGTCCTGCTGATGTGTTTAGTATCACCGCCAGTGGTATTTATGTCAACACCGCCAGAGATAATTTATCACCGCAGATGGTTATCTGTATGTTTTTTATATAGATTTATTTTTTTGCAGGGGTGTGTGGCTTGGGAGGTGATCGAGAGATCTGAATTGCGATGTTTAGTGAGTTGTATCTATTAATTTTCAAATAAATACAATTGGTTATGTGTTTTGGGGCGAACGTGAGGCAAAGAAAACCCGGCGCGGTGGCCGGGTTTATTTATTGCTTAGGAGCTTGTTGTGATGACGATTGGTTAGTTGGAGCGCTCGTTAATGGTTGCTGTGTCGGTACCTGTATTATAATTGGAGCCGGGCTGGTTACTGATGGTGACTTGTCATTGCCGGAGATAATCCAACTTGAGGCTAACATCACGCCAGACAGAATCACAGTAACTAAAGTCAAGCCAACGGCCATCGCCCACTGAGTCGTTGTAAGTCCCGTTTTCAAACCGCCGATTTCACCTTTAATTTCAGCAATACCTCTCTCAATAGAAGAAAATTGCTGAGTATAATAGGTTTTAAAGTCAGCTGATTCGCGACGCATTTCCGCAGCAATAGACTCTACCTCTGATTTGTTTTGTGAAAGCTTTGCGTCAAGTTCTTCTCTGGACATTCCGCTCACGCTTACCTCCAGGGTATCACTCTTCATCGCTACATCTTCCTTACTTGGGCGCAAACCCGTTTCGTCCATGGCGTATGAAACTCTATTTGATACCTTAGCATCAATACCAATACTTTGGTACTGAGATGGATCCCCATAAGGAGAAACGGTTGTCGCTGCTAGGGTTGCACTAACTATAATACTTGGAAGAACTGATGATGTTGTTCCTGAGGTAGGTTGAACTGAAGAAACTGGCTTCAGTCTTTCCATAGCCCATTATCCCTGAGAGCTACCTGTAATGATTTTACTAATGCAACAGCTTGATCCGGGCTCATTGAGACTGACATGTTAGGGGTCAACTCAACTTTTACTTGGAAGCTATTATTTCCTTGCTCATCAGACTGCATGTGATGCTCAAATTCATGGCGGTAAAAAGTAATGATTGTTTCAGCACGATCAGGCGTAATAAGAACTGATGTGGCGGTCATGTGCTGAGGTATGATTTTAATAGTGTTATCTGACATAAGTATCCTTTTTGTTTCCTTAGTATTTTTTTGCATTGACATCAGAAATAGCGAATCCACAAGAGTATGAGTAAAGCTAATCAGTTTAGTGATACGGTGACTATTAAAGTGGTAAACCACATCAAAGCTCGCAGAGTGCATACCAGGCTGTCACACATGACAAAGTAACGAGGATGCCTGATCTCATAGCGCTCAAAGAGACATGCCGATAATGGCATTAACCACGCATGACGCCATAAACACGCCGCCAACGATGAAGCTGGCTTGGTTCTTCCTGGTAGCGCCAAGAGTCAACAGAACCACTGAAAGGGCAAAAAAAGGTATCGCGATTATGCTGAACGTGTTCATGTTGACCTCAACTTATTTCGATTCTCCATCACCCTTAATCCGCCGCCCCATGTGTTTGTTGTGATCCGTTGCTGGCCTTAACCAAACGTCTCTTCAGGCCACTGGCTGGCGATAACTTTCCCCACAACGGAACAACTCTCATTGCATGGGATCATTGGGTACTGTGGGTTTAGTGGTTGTAAAAACACCTGACCGCTATCCCTGATCAGTTTCTTGAAGGTAAACTCATCACCCCCAAGTCTGGCTATGCAGAAATCACCTGGCTCAACAGCCTGCTCAGGGTCAACCAGAATTAACATCCCGTCAGGAAAACTAGGTTTGGATCCTGTTGGCGCGGTCATGGAATTACCTTCAACCTCAAGCCAGAATGCAGAATCACTGGCTTTTTGGTTGTGCTTACCCAT